CAAACGCAAACAAGAACCCAATGCCACAAACCCACATTAAAAAAGGTCGGGCACCGGCTACAAAAATGCTACGGTGTTGCGCTTGAACCTGCATTATTCCAGCTTGTACTAAAGCTGGCTTTTGCGCCAAGCGTTGCTTAACAATTTCAAGCGTTAGCTCTTCTTCATCAGATGTAAATAAATCATCGAGAATGCCGCCAACTGCTTTGATAGGTTCGGCCGCTCCCACAGAAAATAAACTGCTTAATAGTCCCATTACTTATTCCTCACGGTTTGTTTTTAAGAATGATTGCTAAAAATTCTTTAGGGTTTTTAGAAATAGCTTTAGCCAAACTATTCACCCCAGTTAATAAATGCGGTGCGGCATAGGCGGCTAGGCCAATTAACCCCGTTTGCAAGCCATCATTTAACCCAAGCCAAACACAAAAACTTTCAGCAATATAAGCTGATAAAATTGCCATTAGCACAGACATAAAATAATGAAAAAACGTGATCTTGGTGCCAGACAAATACATTTGGGTGGCTGCTGCTAATAAAGACAAAAGGCACAGTTGCCCCCATTGTCGTAAAAATGTAATAAGTTCTTCCATTAGTCTTCTTCCTGTGGATATAGGTCTGAATAGGTTGGTATTGAAAACTCAATGCGCTGGTGCGCTGGCAAATATTCGTTGATTTCTTCCATATCTTGCTGCATCGGCACAACTTCATTGTTGTAATAAGCGCGGGTGATTTTGTCTAAATCACCAAAGCCCGGTGAATCACCAGACGATTGACCGCATAACGCTTCCATGGCTCGATGCATACTGAGCATATCGTTAAGGGTGATTTTTTTAATTTTTTCAAAATCATCTTTTGTGGCGATATCACCAACGGGAATAATCTTGATTGCTTTGTCAGCATCAGCTTTGCCGCTTTTGTTATTAATAAATAAACTGCGGAAATTACCCACACCTTTTGAGCTACGAATTGCCGCTTTAAGTTCTTTTTCATCATCAACTGATAAATTGGGATCGGCCATCGAGAAGATAAAGCCCATGTGCGCGCCATTTTTAAAATACTTACGACGAAACAAAGTGGCATCTTCATTAAGCAATGCCGACTGAATGCCGCCATAATATTGTGGTACACCATAAATACCTTGGCTTGGGTCATATTCTTTTAAGTGAATCACTTCACTCTTTTTAAATCGAACAATAGAACCATCATTTTTGATTTGGGCGTAAACACCTGGTGTTGTTGTATAGCGCATGGTTACGGCTGGCAGGTGACGCAGTTTTATCACCGCACCAAATGTGTTGCGAATAATTTGCAAGTAACCATTGGCAGACCAACAATAATCAAAGGCGAACTTTTTAAATGTGCGCTGGCTTAAAATTGGGTTTGGCTTAAACCATTTCAAAATCATGTTGCGCTTAAAATATAAAATGGGTCCATGTTGCGCATTAACCCGTAGTAATTTAATAAGCCCAGACAAGCTAACCGGCGGTGAATACAGCCCGTTCATGTCTGAAAATATGCCGATGTAATCGGTCATGTGATTATCTAAACAAGTTTCGGGGTCGCCAAAGCTAAACATATCAACATTGTTAGTTTTAGCGTGTTCGGCTGGTTGGGTATTGGGTTTAGTCATTATGCTGCATCTAATCCTATTGATGTTTGGTTGCTGCTTGCATCACCTGATAACGGTTCATAAATCATGGCGTGCATAATTGCCCAAGCAATGTCTGCATGGCCTGTTGCTGCGGTGCGGTTGGTTGCATAGCTGATTTGGTCACCAACTACTTTTTTGCGAATATTGATAAAACTGCTGGCAACGCTAACTGCATCTTCATCAAATTCGAGTCGTTTTTTACCAATGACGTTGAGAGCCTTTAACACCATTTTGTTTTTGATATAGGGGTTGTAATGAATGGCCATTGCCATGGGGTAGAATTTTTGAATAAGCTCAAATACACCGTAGCCAATGCCTGTGGTATCAACGCCAATGTGAACAACATTATATTTAAGCGTTAGCTCTTTGATTTCATCGGCCATTGCTTCAAAGTCGTTGCCTGATAAATCCAATGTTTCTAATATTCTGAATTTTTCATTAGCGTTAAGCGGCAAACTTAATACAGCAACCGATGCTTTATCGCGGGTTCGTGCAGGGTCAAAGCCAATCACAACAGGTTTCATTGCAAATGGGCGTGACCAAGTGTCGTCATAATCAGTCCACTTGCCGCGATCACCCATACAAGCCATTAGTTGTTTTAGGCTAAACGCACTGTGCGCATCATCGATAAATTTACACATGAATAAATTATCGAATTCTTCTTTTGAATATTCGTTTTCAAGCATCGCAATATCAATGCGATTAAAGCCTTTTTCAACAACGTCATAAACGTTGAGGCGTTGCCGCCAAATACCATCATCACAGACCTTGCCGTGCTGCAAATTCTTATGGCTAACATCAACCGCAAATTCAACATCGTTACAGGCTTTTGTTTTGCGGTACCAGCGACCATTCCACAAGTCATAAGCCTCATGACTGGTGACTGATGGCGTACTAAAGTAAGTAATTCTAAAATCTTTATGGGTTGCCATTGCTTGTGCCAAGCTGCGCAACTCTTTAAATTTAGGGATCCAGAAAACTTCATCAATATATAAATCGCCTGATGCTGATTGTGCGGTACGCGCATTGGTCGATTTAAAATACAACGTGATAGTTTTGCCGTTGTGGTGCAGGGTTAGCGGTGAACCGCTTAATTCTATTTCAAACTTTTCACGACATAGCGCAATAATGTTGGCCTTGAATATTTCAGCCTGGTCACGCGATGCGGATATAAATATTTTATTACGGCCATTAACAATCGCGTCATAAAACGCTTCAAATGCAAAATAGAATGTCGCACCAATTTGGCGAGGCTTTAGAATGAACCGGCTACGGTGATCTTGATTTTCAAACCAATGCTTTTGGTGATGATAAAGTAAATCATCTTTGAGTTCGTCCAGCATTTCTTTAGTGATTGCTGATACATCATTTTTGATTTTCTTCTTTTTGTTACGCTGCTTTTGCTTTGACTGGGATTGGCGCGGCTGGCTATCATCACCTGGTACATCAACTGTATTTGCTCGACCATACTTTTTGCTAATGGCAGCACTTGGTAAGCGTGATTGGTTTAACGCACATTGCTGGCGCGTTAAAAAATCTAACTCTTTATAGTCACCCTCTGTTTTGTTTTCTCTATCTGCCAGTAAAACAATGCGCCTTGCAATGGCTGTTTCAGCATTGAGTGACGGGCACAATTCATTCCAACTGCCATCATCCCCCCACCGCCTTAACGTTCGGGCACTGGGCATCCCCTCAATTTCTGAGATTTCATCAAAGGTCATGCCGCCAAAAACATAATGGTCTTTGGCAGTTTTTATGATTTGGGGTGTGTAACGAGGTTTCATAAATTGCCGAGTGCATTAATTAATGAAATCAGTTTATAGGGCAAAAAGACTTAGTTCTTTATTATTAATTCTGGTTGATTCCTAAATTGGATTTATAGGAATTTCAAGGAGTTAATCAAGTGGAGGGATAATCAAATTAGGTGCAAACTCATGTTTCAAAAGTAACGCCATCGTTATTAGTTAAGCAGAGGAAATGCAAAAATGCCACGTAGTTTACGCACAATACCATTAGCTATTGCCGCAATGGGATTCACCGTTGATGGTCGAGAAATATCAGAAAAAGATATTGATGACATTGTTGCAACCTACAGCTATAAAAAATATGGCGCACGTATCAATTTAGACCATGAATTTAATTGGTCTGGCTGGGCTGCTAAAAACTTGCATGGCGTTGATTTAAATGGCGGCATGCTTGGTGATGTACTTGAAGTAACCAGCGGCTTAAATGACGATGGCGTAAAAGTGTTATATGCAGTGCTTGCACCTAACGCATCATTCGTACAACTAAACCAAGCCGATCAAGCCGTATATTTCAGCATTGAAATAAACCGCGATTTTATGAAATCAGGACAAACCTATTTAACTGGTTTAGCCGTTACGGATTACCCTGCCAGCGCATACACAGACCGAATCCATTTTAGCAATAACGAAAAAGCAGATGGTGTTGATAGCAATGCAATCAGCCTATTAAAAGTTGGCTTTGAACTGGATGAAATCGAGCAACCTAAAAAAAGCATTTTTAAACAGTTATTCACATTTGGAAAGGACGATAACGATATGACACGCGAAGAATTAGCAGCAGCTATGAAAGACGGACTTGGTGAGCCGTTCAATAAATTTCATCAAGCGTTAGAAGAAAACACCGCCGCCATCAAAGTATTGCTAAGCAAGCAAGGTGGCGAGCAAGAAGAATCACAAGAAAACCGTGGCAGTGATCAAGGCGAAAGTGATGAAAAAACAAAAGCACTAGAAGAACAACTTTCTAATGTGGAAACCCAGTTAGTTGAACTAACCGCAGCATTTAAAAAAGCGGCTGGCACTCAAGCTGATGACACAACCCAAGGTGAAGAAGAGCACCAGGGCGAAGATGGCAAATATAACAACATGCTTTAACTAGCAGTTTGTTATCACGATTAATTAGCACAGGAATTTAGTAATGAAACTAAAGACAACCCAAGTATTTGCCGCAGTGATGGCAGGTTTAGCCAGCAACTATGGTGTTGCGTCAATGAATGAACAATTTGCCGTTGAACCCTCAGTTGAACAAAAACTATTTGATCAAGTGTATGAAAGTGCTGAATTCTTACAGCACATCGACACGCAATTA